CTATCGTAGCAATAACAAAATTATTTGTGAAGATGAATATGAGTATGCAAGGTGGTATTATTTCACGAGCAGAAGATGGAGAAAAACCTGTTGAATCTGCTAAAGAAGGAATTAATCCATGGAAGAATGATTCCTACCAATTATCAATTATTGATACTAATCATTTGACTAAAAGTTATAAAGCATTAGATGTTGACCAATTGGTTGAAATATGTTCTAAGAATTTAGCTGCTATTCGTGTGAAACAAAATGGGCAATATGTACCCAATAATATGTTTTGTATCTGTGATAGATATTATTTAATTAATAATCACTGTATACCAAAAGAGGATTTTTTGATGGACATAAGTTTCCAAGAATTAAGAGATGGAGTAACACTAAATCTTAAAAATGTAGCTATTGGTTTAAATCAAATAACAGTTATTTCAGGAGATATTTCCATAATATTTATACCTCAATTACCTCCGAAAAAAGATTTACGAGGATTAATTGCTTCTAAGTCGTTTGATGCTAAATGTAATGGATATTATATTTTTCGAGATAATTCAGGTCTATTAGAACCTTTGAGAACAGTATTAAATGTAAAGAAACAAATGATTGATATCCCAAGTTTGGGTATTAATGAATCTTATATGGGTAAAACTGAAAAACCTACTGAAAAGGGTTATTGTGGTGCCATTCTAATATTAGAATCATTCCATGGTCCAGTATTAGCTGGGATCCATTATGTTGGATCATCAAATGGAACAGTTGGTTCATTAACAATAAATAAGGAGACTATAGATTCCTTCTTTATCGATAAAATTATTGTAGATACTGGTAAGATCAATTTAACATGTTCATTAAACAATTTTGAATTAATTGATCTAAATCCTAGATCACCAGTTCTATTTGTTGAGCATGGTACAGCACAATGTTTTGGAAGTTTGACAGGCTTTCGAAGTAGTCCTAAAAGTTTGGTTCAACCTACAATAATGGCACCTTATTGGCATTTATGTAGAAATATACCGATTACACATGGACAACCCATGATGAAGGGTTATTTACCTTGGCGTAATGCTTTAATACCAATGGTAGAGGGTCAATTTCAGTTGAGTTATTCTCGTGTAGCTGCAGTATCCAAAGCCTATATCGATGATATTGTTAAAAATTTACCAATTAGTGAAGGAAAATTGCTCCAGATTTATGATTTGGAGACAGCTTTAAATGGTTGTGATACCATACAATATGTAGATAAGATTAATTTTAATACTAGTGCTGGTTTTCCTTTTAATAAAACTAAGAAAACAGTTGTAATTCAACGTTTGGATAAAAATGGTAAAGCTACAGGTAAAGTTGATATTAATGATGAGATTCAAAAGCAATATGAAGATATATTGCAAACATATGACGCGGGCACTAGATATAACCCTATATTTTCAGCTAGTTTGAAAGATGAAGCTAGAAAATTAGAAAAAATATTGTCGGGTGAAACTCGTGTATTTTCTGGTTGTCCTT